ATCAACTGTAGCTACAATAGCATCATTAATTAATCCAAAGCCTGAAACAACAGCAGGAGATATATTATCAACAAAGTTATTAAATACTCCTAAAAGTTCCCCTGCAGCAGGTAACAACTCTGCACCTACTTCCTCTCTAAGTTCCTGTGTTGCAGATCTAGTAAGTAACATCTGAGCAGCAAAGCCCCCTGCTTCTCTTTCAGCATTACCAATTTGCACTGCAGCTCTTTCAAATATTAATTCTGTTGTTGCTAATGCTTTTTCTTGTTTAGTAAGCTCATCAGCACTTCTTTTACCAGTCATTGAAAAGGCTTTAGTTTGTACCTCAGCTTCTTGTACAGAAATACCATAAGTCTTTAGTGCTTCTCTTTCTCCAACAATAGCTGATCTAAAAGCCTGTAGAACAGGTGTTGCACCTGCTGTAATGTTGTTGAATGAGGCAATATCTCCTGCTAGTGAAAATAATCTAGCTGATAGATCTGCTGATTCATTTTGTGTAAATCCTAAACCTTGAGCAACAGCACCAAATACACCTACTAATTGTTTAGCCTCTGATGTAGTCAAGCCAAACATATTGGCATTCTTTTCTAGTTCTAAACTTAGTTTTTCTGCTGCACCACCAAAAGTAGTTCCAAAAGCTCCTGCAGCTTCTTGTGCTGCTGATGCTGCTTGAATTGAAGAGATTGCAAAGTCTGCTAGTTGTTTTGCTGCAAAAGCTGCTGCACCTGCAATAGCTGTTTTAGAAAGACTAGACATACCTGCAGCAAATTGTGCATTAGCTTTAGAAGCATTATCTACATCTTTATCTAATTCTTTAGTAGATTTAGAAACTTTCTCTAAACCCTGTGAAGTTTTATTAGCTCCTGTGAGCTTTAAAAACATCTCTAAAGTGGCTCTTGCCATTCTTATCTCCTCAATTTAGATTGAGCCTTAGCCTCTGTTATAGCTTTCTGCTCTTTTTTATTCTTATCTATGTAGTATAACTTCCAAGACTCAAATTCCTCAACACTCATACTTTTTCTAAGAGTATCAACAGTCATTCCTAAATCTAAAGCTAATCTAAATTCAAAAGCTAGTTCTGTATTATTCTGGAAATTGATCAGCTATAGTAGCCTGATCCTCCTTAGTCCAAGCCATGCACCTATAAATCCCCATAAGGATTTTATCTACAATATTAGGTGTTGCTTTAGAATAAAACTCTTCTACTTGTTCTAATGAATCAAACTCTGGATCTTTTAATCCTGTTAGCAATAAGTGTTTTTCAAAAAGGACTTCATCTCTAACTCCATCAACTTCTGATAGTTGATTAATTTTTACTGCATCTGCTTTAGTTAAGCCTGTAACAATAACTGTTGCATCCCATTCAGAAATTTCTATTTCTTTAGTAGGAAGTGCAGGAGCATTAGATATATCATCTAGTTTAAGCCTCTTCATGATAACCTCTTTTCTGTTGTGAATTACTTAATGTTTATTTTAAGCAGTTCCCTCAGTTACATCTCCAGAAACTTGAAAAGCAGCTGTAAAAGTAACAGCTCCACCTATATCAGGTGTTCTATCATAAGAAGTCATTATTGCTTCTCCTGATGCTTTAGGATTTCCTCCAGTTGTTCCAATAGGATAAAACTCAAAAGATCCCTCTGCTCCAAGTATTCCAGAAAGGTAACCATCAACAGTTGCATCAAAAGAGCCTGAGATTGTTAAAGTTGCATCTTTCAATCCACTAACAAAAGCTTTGCTAGAATTTGAAAATGCTGAAACCTCAGCAACATCAGCAGTTCTTGAAATAGAAACATCAGTAAGAACATCAGAGATATCTCTTAAAGTTCCACCAGAATCATCAATCTTGAATGCTGCATTCTTTCCATGTGTAAATGTTGGCATTTATCTTTCTCCTCTATATTTATTTCTGAGCAAAACTAACTGCTGCTGTTATGCTACCTGATCCACCAAAAGTTAGAACAGCTCTTGCATATCTTGCAGGATTAGTATCACTTGTTATTAATTCTGATGTTGTACCTGTTGCCTGAGTAAAAGTTATATAATCAGAAAAAGTTACATTATCAGCACTTGTTTGTATTTTAACATCTAATGTTGGAGATCCACTACTTACAGTACAATGTAGCACTCCTGCACCACCATTAGTACCTGCAGCACCATAATCAACTCCTGTTTCATTAGATGAACTTGTTATAGCTGTTGGAGCAAGTAAGCTCTTGCCATTGTGTGCATCTCCATCAAATTGAAATGCTACAGCTACTGCAACTACTGAGCCAATGTCTGCTGATCTATCATAAGAAGTTTCAATGACATTACCAAACTCAGTTGGATTTCCTCTTGTATGCCCAATAGGAGCAATAGTAAAAGCACTACCTGAACTACCTAATTGGGATAAAAACTCTGCATCTGCATCTGGACTTGAACTCTCAAAATAACCTGAAAGAGTAGCTGTTCCATCTTTTAATCCAGAAACATAAGTTTTAGAACTTGCTGTAAATGTTGAAGTTTCAGCTACATCTGCTGTTAAAGATACACTTGCATCAGTTAAAGTTGTAGATAGATTTGTATCATCTAATAGTACAACAGCATTTTTACCATGATTAAATGTTGGCATTTATTCCTCTTCCTCTTTAGCCATTTTACTATCAAATTTTACTGCAGCTTTATTCTTTATCAAACTTTTAGCAATCTTCTCTGGTACTTCACAGATTTCTCCTGCTTCACACCTTATTTCTTTACCATCCTTATCTGGATAGTTACTTCCAATTAATATTTTTATTTTCATTATGCTATTACCTCTATATTGAATGTTACACCAAGAAAGCTAGTTCCCTGTGTTACTTCATACTCTCCATAATCTGTTGCACTTATAACTCTAACAGACATAGCAGCACCACCCAAAGTAGGATCACTTTCTATTGCTGCTTTAACTGAGGTTGCCCCAGTTGAGGCTAAGTAAGCATCTACACCATCTTGTGCAGTCTGAGCATCTACTCTTGATATATACACCACTACAGGTATCTCATAGGTATCTGAGCCTCTAGCCATTGTTGAATCATAGTTTAAACTATTTAATGGAGCTACTAAAGCAATAGGTGGATCTATAAAGTCTGGGACATACTCATAAGCAGTAAGTCCTGTTATTGTTTCTAAATTAGTTTTTAAGCCATCTCTAATTGCTGTTAAGGTAGCCATTATTTTACACTCCTAGCTATATCTCTTGCTATAGATTCTAACATATCCTCTGCTCCTGCTTTTATTTCTTTTTGTTTTTCATATACAACACCACCAATAAAAGGCTTCATCTTTAACCCTCTCTTAGATATTGCTCTAGCAACTAAGAATGGATTTAATTTAGGTGTACCTCTCTTAGCCCACTTAGCAAGACTAGATCCCTCTTTGTAAGGTGGAAAGAAAGGCTTTGTTCTTTTTACTGGACTAAATCCTCTATAGATTGGTGTACCATGTATAAAAGGGGCTGTAGGGCTATTAGAGGCTAATTTAAAGCCCTCTGACATCCTTAGCCTGTTAGTGTTACCTAATTTAGCAGTAAAGACACTTCTCCTAGTGTTACCTGTGTTTTTATTGCCTCTTCCTGCTTGTGATCTAGGAGATGGCTGATTTTCTAAAGCATTAAGAGAATCCTCTTTAAGTTCTAGTGCAAGTTTATTAAAGAAATCATTACTTCTTTTATTCCAAATTGTTTGTGAATTTATTGCCTTAGATAAGTCTAAAGCTCCATTTAGTGTTAGTTTCACAGTCCATATTGTCTGTTTTGACTAATTGCAGTATTACCTGTGTATGGTCTACCAGAAGCAAGAGTTGTTGTTGATTTCTTGTAATGTTTAAGAATTGTTTTTACATCTGGATCAAGACTTGTTAAGAATACAACTGGAGCTTGTCCAGTTTCTGGATTACCACTAAAACCCATTGGACTATTCTTTCTTTGCCAAAATCTTGAGGCTTGTATCAAACAGGCTTGAGTTACTGCAGGAGGTTGATGATTATTACCCTCTCCCTGTGTTGGAAAACCAAAGTAAGCCTGAATCTTTAGTCCTCTTAAATGATTAGTAGGAAGTATCTTTCCACTTCCCTCAATGTTCATAAATATTTTATCTGCAGGCATACTAGGTTGTTGCTCAAAAGAATTTAATGGATATAAGTAAAAATCATCATTAATAGTTAATGTTTGATCTACTGTTCCATCTGAATGTAGTGTCTGAACAACAAGTCCTGTTGTTGTTGAAATGTCATCAACAACTACAAAATCAGAAAACTCACAATCATAATATCTTGTCTGTAAAACATCTGTGCCTGATTCTTTGGGAACATAAAAAACCCTACCACAAAACTCATCAATTAAGTTTGTTGCTGCTTCTAGTGCATAAGTTAAGTTTGTATCTTGTGTTGATCCTGTTATACCCAACCAACCTTTTAACTCATCAACAGACACATAGGTATGAATTGCAATAGGCATTTTTTATTTACTTATCCTCTGATGGCTTTACAGCTTTATTTTCTACTTTCTTTTTAGTAGCTTTTTTCTTTAAATCTACATCAGGAATCATATCTCCTAAACCTGCAACAAGTGTTCCTTTTTCAAAAGGACATTCAACACCCTGAGCAAATTTTCCTGTAGCTTTATCTTTCCAGACTTTTTCTTCTAGTTTTTCTACATATTTCATATTTAAATCTTTCTCCTCATGGAAAGCAGAGCCTACTATTTCATTAGTTAAAACAAATTTCAACTCTGCCTTTTTATCCATTATTTACTTATTATTCAACATCTGCAATAGATGTGAAAGCTTGTGGCTTATACACAGCTAAAGCATATCTTAAAGAAGCTTTTACTGTAAGGATGTCTTTACCAAAGTCACCATCTTTAGCTGAGTCTGAAATCTGTAATTCCATTCCTCTTCTAAATACATGGTTGATTGCTAAAGAGCCTCCAAATTTACCCACTAAAACATCAACTGATGAAGATACTGCTCCACCAATTTGTGATGATTTAACTACAGGTAATCCCCAAATAGTTGGAGATCCACTAAATGCTGATGCACCTAGCATGAAGTTGTTGTTTCCATCAACTTGCCCTGCAAGTGCTTCATAAGCAGCAGGACTCATAACTATTGCATCTGGAGCTAACTTACCATTAGTTTCAACATCTTTGATACCCTCAAGAATAGTTCTTAATTTACCACCTACAGTTGCAGGATATGATCCTGCTGAATAAGTGAGTGTATTAAGCCCTGATTGATTAAGGATTCCTTTAATGTTAGGTGCAACCCCATCTCCTCCAATTACTTGAAGTTCTAGTCTTTGCATAACATGGTTAGCTAATCTTCCATCAAAATATGCTCTTGCTCCTGCTTGATCTTCAAGCAACTCACTTGTTATAGGTAGAGTTGTAATGAATTTTCTTACAGGTGCTGTTACAGCTGCATAGCTGAAAGCATCTTCTGGTGCAGCTGCTGCTTCTGCAGTTTCTGCTGCATTATTTGTTGCAGTTTCTTGCAAGAAATAATATGTTGTTTGATCTGTATTGATTGTGTCAATTAAATCAAGAACAGGATTAGGATTTGGCTCTATAGCAGGTATAACTTGCTGATAGACTGTATCTCTAGTCCAAACTGATGTTGTTACATTAGTTTTAGCCTCAAAAGGTATGTTTTTAATTCCAGAATCAACAAAAGATTTATAAGCATCTGAATCTATAAATTGTGCCCCAAGAGATTTTGCTTCCTCTACTTCTGGCTCTCCATAAACAGGCATTCCAGAAACTTTTTTAGAAGCTTCAATCATATCAGAGTTTTGGGATTTCATTCCCTCTAGATCTTGTAATTCATTAATTGAATCTCCAAGTTCTGCTAACTCTTGATTTCTTCTCTTGATTTCCTCTTTTTGATCTGAGGAAAGTTCAGACATATCTTTTACAGAGTCAAATATCTTAGCTAAATCTTCTGACTTTTGAGCTTTTTCTGCTCTAAGTTCTTTTAATGTTGCCATTATATCTTTCTCCTTATTAATTATTTTCCATTAAGTTCTGTTGAACTTCTAGAAATAACTCATTATCTTTAACAGGATCATAACCATAATCAGCAAGAGCATCATCCAATCTGTTATAGATTGAACTAACACCTTGTAGATATTTAGCTATAAGCTCTGTAGA